TCATTTGATGGTACAGCGAACATCGCTGTTAATTTAGCTGCTACAGCAACTGCTCTTGCAACTGCGAGAAATATTGGTGGAGTTAGTTTTGATGGAACTGGCAATATAGATTTGCCGGGAGTTAATTCATCTGGTAATCAAGATACTTCAGGTACGGCTGCCTTGGCTACTACGGTTACTGTTACAGCAAATAATTCAACTGATGAGGCTGTATATCCTGTCTTTGTTGATGGGGCGACAGGCACACAAGGAGCAGAAACAGACTCGGCACTCACCTACAATCCAAGCTCAGGTAATTTAT